GCTTATCATAGATGAATTAGTAGCAGAAGATATGGGTATATTACGTTTCTCAGACCTTATGAAACAAAAAATGGCAGAGTATTTACCCAGAAACTTTGTAATATTTGGTGATCCAGCTGGCGATCATAGAGCGCAGACAGATGAATCAACACCATTTCAGATACTTAGAGGGCGTGGAATATCTGCAAGACCAGCGCCAAGCAATGATGTTATGTTGAGATTAGAGAGCGTCAATGTTACATTATCGCGTATGGTAGATGGTGAATCTGGAATATTGATAGATCCAAAATGTATTAATATTATTAAAGGGTTTGATGGCGGTTATAACTACAGAAGAATGCAAGTATCGGGAGAAAGATACGAGGACAAACCAAATAAAAATAGATTTTCTCATATACACGATGCATTACAATACATGTTATTGGGTGCTGGAGAGGGAAGAAAGTTGACAATTGGCTCAAAAACTAGCAAAGTTGTAGTAGCAAAAAGAAATTTTGATGTGTTTGGAACTAAAACTAGACACTTAGAAGACAGGAGAAGATGATATGTGCGGAGGAGGCGGAGGCTATACACCACCACCACCACCTGAACCAGATCCTCGTATTGAGGAGCAAGCTAAAGAAAAGCGTGCAAGGGAAAGGAGAGTGGCATTAAATGAAAAAGCTAGACTAAAAGATGAGGCGTTTGAAATTGCTGTACAAAATGCTTATGGCATGAAAAATCGTAGATCATTGTTGTCTGCTTCTTCTAGAAAAGGCGGCGAGGGTTTCAACGTTGATGCTGGTTTAATGTCTAAAACTACGTTAGGAGCTTAAATATGTGTGAGGGCACAATGGGCGGAAAATTAAAAAAATCTTGGGAAACAAAAAATCCTACAGAACCTTTTCCGTTTGTTAAGTCAGAAGTCTATAATCGTAAAAAAGCAGAAAGCAAAGTAAAGGTTGCTAATCTTAATCAGCCAAGCACAAGTAGAACGGCAAGAATGTTTCAAACAGCTTACAAAGATAAAACAATAATGAACAAAAGCCTTTTAGGAGGGTAAATTGGTATTACCAATAGAAAATACACAACCTATATCTCAAATGGATTCTCCGGTTAGACGGCTTTTAGCTAGATATGAGCAAGCCAAAACCATTAAACACCAATGGCATGACATCCTTGAAGAGTGTTATGAGTACGCTTTACCACAAAAAGAAAGTTTTTTTACAGAATCACAAGGCAGAAGAAGAACAAATCGTATCTTTGACGAAACCGCAGTCGTAGGTGTACAAGAGTTTGCTTCAAGATTACAGGCTGGTATTGTACCGAACTATGCAAGATGGGCTGACTTTGTAGCGGGAACTGACGTTCCACCAGATGAAGCTAAAGAATTAAATGAAATATTAGATCAAGTAACTGATTATGTCTTTGAGGTATTACAGGCTTCTAATTTTTCACAGGAAGTGCATGAGTCATTTTTAGATATGGCTCTAGGGACAGGAGTCCTCTTAGTAGAAGAGGGAGATGCTGTCAATCCTATTAGGTTTAGGGCAATACCTTTGCCTCAAGTTTGGTTAACATCTGGACACGATGATAGAGTAGACCATGTCTTTAGAAGAAGAGTTATTCGCATGAAAGAAATACAGGTTGCTTACCCAGATGCTGTATTTGGAGACAAAATGATGATGGATTTGAATAAAAATCCAGACAAAGAATGTGAAATTATAGAAGTTGTATACCGAAACTACCACAATACTAAGGAAGAAGAGTACCATTTCTGTGCTATTTCTAAAGAATATGAAGAAAAATTGCACGAAGAAACCTTTAAAGGGAGAGGTTCTAACCCTTATTTAGTCTATAGATGGAGCAAATGTGCTGGAGAAACTTATGGTCGTGGACCATTAATGAATGCTTTACCAGCAATTAAGACAGCAAATCTTACAATTGAAATGATTTTAGAAAATGCACAGATGTCTATATCAGGTATGTATCAGGTAGAAGATGATGGTGTAGTTAACGTAGACAACATAGCTTTGATTCCGGGAACTATTATTCCTAAAGCAGCTGGATCTCAAGGACTAACACCAATCCCACAAGCTGGTAACTTTCAGGTATCTGACTTAGTTTTAAATGACATGAGACAAAATATTAAAAAAGCTTTATACAATGATATGTTGGGAAATCCTAATGTTAAAACTCCTATGTCAGCTACTGAAGTAGCAGAAAGACAAGCTGACTTGTCCAGACAAATAGGATCTGCATTTGGTAGATTACAGTCTGAATTAGTTAATCCATTGTTAGAAAGAATTGTTTATATATTAAAAAAACAAGGAAGAATTAAATTACCTAAAGTTAATGGCAAAGAAGTTAAGATTGTATCTACTTCTCCATTAGCACAAGCACAACATCAAAGCGATGTAGCTACAGTAGACAGATTTTTAGGCATGATACAGGGCAGAGTAGGTCCAGAACTTACTAATATTCTAATAAAACAGGATGAAGTTGCTAAGTTTGTGGCTAAAAAACTAGGCATTCCAGAGAGTTTAATACGCTCTAAGGAAGAAATGCAACAAGCGGCAATGCAAATGCAACAAATGATGCAACAGCAACAAGCCCAACAACCAAACCAAGAGGAGACACCTCCTCAATAGGAGACACTATGACAGAGAAAAAGCCCGATATGCTTATTGGTTTAGACGGAATAAAACGAAAACCAAAAGATGAGGAGAACTTAAATGCTTTGTTTTACGCCTTGTTCAATACACCCGGTGGTGCTGAAGTTCTTAAACATCTTAAAGCCTTAACACTAGAGGCAGTAGCTGGTCCTGAAATATCAGACCAACACCTACGTCATCTAGAGGGACAAAGATATTTAGTAGGATTAATACAAAGAAGACACAACAAAGGCGCAAGCCAAAATATAATTAAGGAGACTAACAATGAGTGAAGAACAAGCAGTAGAACAACAAGCAGAGCCTGTACAAACACAGACTGATGAGGTTTCACGTGAAACACAATCAACACATATTTCAGCAAGACCAGAACATATACCAGAAAAATTTTGGAATGCTGAAACTGGAGAAACAAATATAGATGATTTAGCTAAGTCTTATAATAATCTTGAAAAGTTTTCTACAGGCAAGAAAGATGAAATGAGAGAATCTTTAATTGCTGAGATAACAGCTGAAGCGGCAGAGGGATTACCTGAAGATGGTAAAGGCTATAAGCTACCTCCATTAGTAGAGGGTTTAACAGAAGAAATGGTAGAAGATAACCCACTAACAGGATGGTGGAGAGAGAAATGTCATTCTATGGGATTAGATCAAGATAATTTTGAAGATGGTATTAATCAATATATTGCTTTTGCACAAGGACAAATGCCAGATACTCAAAAAGAAATAGAAAATCTAGGAGAAAATGCACAAGAAAGGATTGAAGCAGCAAATAACTGGGCTAGTACAGTACTTAATCCAGAACAATTTGAAGTATTGCAAGGAACTTTAGGCATGTCTGCTAAAGGAGTTGAGGTTATTGAGTCTTTAATGGAGGCAACTAAGCAGAATATATCAAGATCCGCTAGCGTTGCACAACCAGAAAGAGAGTTAAGTATGGCTGATGTAAAAGAAATGATGAATGATAAAAGATATTATGATTCAAGACATAGAGATTTGTCCTATGTTAAAAAAGTAGATGATGCTTTTCAAAGATTACAATTATCTGGAAAACTATAAATGCTCTACGTGGAGAAAGGTACTCCAGCTCATGCATTTGAATTAGCTTTTAAGTTAAAGCAGTCTGATAAATATGAGCTAGCAATCATGGGACATGATCCATTAACGGCTCTTACTAATGTATTTAGATACAGTAGAAAGGGAATTAGAACCTATACTGTCTTTGAAAAAGATAATGTATTAGCAATGTTTGGTGTAGTTTCAGAAGCAAAGAATGAAAAGAGAGGAGCTGTTTGGTTCCTTTCTACCGATTTTACTAACAAACAATGGACATATTTTTTAAAAAGGAATAAAAAGTGGACAGAATTTTTTTTATCTGACTATGAATTTGTGGCTAATCTAGTACCTTTAGAGAATAAAAACACAATAAGATGGTTAAAATGGCAAGGTTTTACTTTTGAATCTAGAGAAATACTTGTAAAAGGAGTTAAGTTATTGTATTTTTATAAGAAGATACGTAGTGTATCTAAAGATATACAGCCCGTTTTAGGGGATATCGGTCCAATATGGACAACCGATCTAAGCTAGAAGTGGACAACTGTTAGTTTAACAATTAACAAACTGGAGGCTTAATATGGCTACGCAAATTACTAATGCGTTTATTAAGCAGTTTGAAGCCGAAGTCCACATGGCTTACCAAAGGATGGGTTCTAAACTGCGTAATACTGTGCGCCAATCAAATAATATTACAGGCAACCAAGCAAGATTCCAAAAGGTTGGGAAAGGTGCCGCGTCTACTAAATCTAGACACGGACAAGTCAACACAATGGAAGTTACACACTCAAACGTAGATGTTACATTAGCTGATTACTATGCTGCTGACTATGTCGATGCATTAGATCAACTAAAAACAAACATTGACGAAAGACAAGTGTTGGCTACATCTGCTGCGGCTGCTTTAGGAAGAAAAATGGACTCATTGATTATTGATGTCCTTGACGCTGGATCTAACTCAGCAAACATTGTTCATGGATCAGCTGCTTTAACATTAGCTAAAGCACTAACTGTGTATGAAACGTTTGGTGAAGCTGATGTTCCAGATGATGGACAAAGATACTTCGTTGTGTCTTCTCAAGGCTGGGCTGATTTACTACAAATAGATCAATTCAGTAGAGCAGAATATGTGGGTGAAACAGACTTACCATATGCTGGCGGTATGACTGCTAAGCGTTGGTTAGGTTTCTTATGGTTCAGCCACTCAGGACTGTCTAAATCTAGTACCACTAGAGATTGTCATGCTTACCACTCAAGTGCAGTAGGTTTGGCAACTGGTTCAGATGTAAGAACAGAAATTAACTATGTACCTGAAAAGGTCAGTAACTTGATTACGTCATACTTTAGTGCTGGAGCTGTCATGATTGACAACGATGGCGCAATTGAATGTCAGATCACAGAATAAGGAGGATATCATGGCTTTAGATGCAACAAACTTAAAAAAAGTAGCTGGTGCTGGAGATATGAATCTCTTCTTATACAAAAGTACTGACGCTATTAGTACAATTGTTGGCTCTGGCTATTTTAATAGCTCGACAGACGATCTAAAACAATTCGACACTATCATTTGTATTGGTTCTACTGGTGGAACTGCAACGGTAGATGTTGTAATTGTTAAATCTGCGACTGGAGCAGCGACTGTAACGACAACTAACGGAACATAATGTTTCAGAGAGAGGGGTTTCCAAGTACCCCTCTCTCACCTTAAAATTATGAGTGATAGTAAATTTGACATATGTAGCAAAGCATTGGTTTTAGTAGGAGCCAACACTATCACTGCCTTTACGGAAAACACTACTGAGTCAAAAGTAGCTGGACAGTTATATGAAACTACGCTAGAAACAATGTTGACCAGATGTAGATGGAGATTTTCTTCAACACAGTCTCAGTTATCAAGAAACGCTTCAGAACCTACTGCTAGATTTTCTGCAAAATATGCTGTACCTACTGGAGCATTAATAATACATACAGTTACAGTAAGTGATTCTGTTATTGAATATGACAGATATGAAGATTTTTTATATTGTGATGCTTCTGAAAGCGATGTAGTAGTAGCTGATTATACATATCAACCCTCAGAGGCTAATTTTCCAGCCTATTTTAAACAAGCCCTAGTCTTTGAGCTAGCATCACTATTTGCTGGAGCAATAGCTAGAAATGATAGCTTATCTAATCTCTATCAAAATAGAGCAATACAACAAATAGCAATAGCTAAATCTCAAGATTCACAGGCACAAACATCTAGAAGACTCGATGTTGATAAGTTTAGAACTAGGAGGAACTCAGGAGCTTTAGGAACAATAAAGGCTACTGTTGGCTCATAAATGGGTACACATAGAATACATCAATCCAATTTTAATAAAGGGGAGCTTGATCCTAAGTTAATATCTAGAACAGACTTAGTGTCTTATGGATCTGGTTTGCAAAAATCTAGAAACACAGTACACACAAATCAAGGACCTGTTGAAAGAAGAGGTGGTACTTTTTATCGTGCAGACTTAGGAGCAACTACAAGACTTGAATCTTTTATTTTTAGCGGAGATCAAGAATATTTGTTTGCCTTTCAAAATACTGCATTAAAAATATATTCAACTGCTGGAGTTTTATTACAAACAATAACTTCATGTGCATGGGGAACAGCAGATTTATTTGAGT